ACACCGATCCTGCTGCAGACGGATGGGAGTCACTGAACAAGCATTTCCCCAAAGGCGTAACTATCGATAAGGTTCCCGGCAAGCAGTATCCTGCTTCAGCTAAACTGGTTCGTGACCGCGAGTCTTGGGCTATGGGTTACCTGGGTATCCTGAACCGTGGCGAGGGCACTTGGCCCATCATTAAGCCCGCTATGGAGACCGATCTCAGTGCACAGTATGATGCTCTTACTCTCGAGTTTGAGAACATGTATCGCGCCGCTGATGACATCCAGCGTAAGACAAAGCAGACTCTCGAGGTATACGGAATCACCGGTCAGCTCAGTGACCTGAAGGATATTCTCGACGCTTTTGTTGCTTAATTAAAACAAAACACATAAAACTGGCTATGGGTGGGCAACGCCCATCTGTAGCCTTTTTTATTAACATATTGCAATATGAGAAAGATTAGAATAGGTAATGACATTAGACTTAAACTCAAAATCGAACCCAATACAGAAGCAGGGTTTGATAAGATCGACGAATTTGATTAGTCTAATGTTAAACAACTTAGATGTTATCTGATCAATACATCTTGGTTTAGACCAAAAAAAGATGAAATCCACCCCAAACCATTCTTAAGAGTAGGTTTCCCGGAGTTCTATCATCCAACACATCACAACATCAATAATGCGGGATTCCCAAGCTATCATATGCTTCCTGCCAATATGTGTAACTATGATAGATTTTCTCCAGATTTCCACGACTTCCATTGGTGGCCTGGTTATAGAGGGTTTGGATTACATCCGGAACATTTTCACGATCATTGTTGCCATATATAGCATGGTCCTAGACCAAAGCCGTCATGTTGTGGGTTTGAACCGTGGTGGCCTTTCGATCATCATTTTCATCATGATCATTTTATGCACGATCATATTCATGATCCGCATTGCTTAAATCATCCACCACTTCCACCATGTGCTGAACCACATCATCCAGAGCCAGAGCCGTATGATATATTCGGAAGAACTATTGAAGATCATAGGCATCCAAATCCGTATCTTCCATACTATCTTGCAGACTCTCAAGTATTAAATGAGAAGAATACGCTTACCTGTTTCTTCCCTGCAGTTCAATAGAAACTGTGTGGTACATATAAACTTGTAGTTATTCTTACTGTATTTGAATAGGGTTGGGGACGTCATAATCTTCGCACATACACTATTGACAAAGGAGATGTGTTTGAGCTTGTAGATGATGAAACAGGCGAGTCTGGAAACATTACAATATATCCAGATACAACTGGAGATAGAGAAGATTTGTTCTCGCTCATCTATACAGACACTTCAAATTATACAATGGCTAGCAATACTGTAATGCACGTTGGGGAATACGATTCTCTCGGAGCTGATTATAATATTTTTGTAGTGCTTAAAGATGGTACTACTGTTCTTTATAATCCAGTAGATTGGCATTTCACAGAATTGAAGTTTGAATCATCAGACGAAAACGTTGTAAAGGTTGGTAAGGATGGTACTTTGTATGCACAGGATATAGACGGAACTGAAGCTACTGCTACTATAACAGTAACTGACATTGATGGAAAAGTTGCGCCTGCAGAGTATACGGTTACGGTTAGATATATGGATACTATTAAGATAGGATTTAGTTCGGAGTCTGAACCTGAGAATATTACATCTAATGATGATTTCTTAGGCACATATAAAATAATTACTGGTACGTATTCTGTTCCAAATAATAAGAGCGGCAATTATATGTGGGTATTTTCTCAAAGAAAAATTCATTATATCAAGAGCACAGAAGATAACGATGAAGTTGTAGCAGAACTGTCATCTGGATTTAGAATTCCAATGACAAATATGACTGACGATATGATCAAAGATGGTTATTTCTGCTATCGTAGCGCCGCTCCCATCTTATCTGGAGATATTAAATTTAAAATTAAATTCGCATAATGAAAGCAAATAAAGAAATTAGAGTATACGGAACTCTTTTAAATCATACACTAGACGCCAATAAGTCAAACGGAACAAAAGGCGTTGATAATGATTTTCATAATGATGCGCTTGCATATGCGTATCAACTGTACGATGGGAGGTTTTTTCCGAACTAGGATACTATAGAAAACTACCAGGATATGATCAACAAGCGCCTGTCCGCTATTTCATATGCAGATACAAATGGCGGGGTTACTACAATCAGTAATAGAGACGGATCTAAAGGTAATCCGTACGTACTTGTTGTAGATGGTAATACAAACATCAAAGGTAATCTTTATATCGATGGTGATTTATATTATAAAGACGGCGACGTATACAAACCAGTAAATCTATCTGATATAATAAACAGATTAAATGCACTTGAAGCTGGTATACTTTGGGAGATTAACGGTGAAGGCAGAGTACAGGCTAAGAACGGTCGTGCTGCTGTTGCATACGGATTTTATGATTCAGAAATGGCTTCGTGATTATGGAAATGGAAAATTGTTTTAATGAAATGCAGAACTGTTGCTGCGAATGCAATCCGTTTGATTAGGTTTGCGATAATCCTTTTGTTCTCGGAGGCGAAGTTGACATTTTGAGTGGAGATACTCTTCCTGTTGTACCTTGTACTCCATGTTGGGATAACTGTAAATGTACAAATGAAATCAAAAAGCTTCGAAAAGAAACTAAGAAAAATACGGACATGTCTGGCCGTATTGTTAAGCTTGAAAAGGATATTGTAAACTATAATTCAAATTTAACACAACAGATAGGAGCTCTTGCGGAAAAAGAAGAGGTTGATATAGAAACACTCAACCGCAAGATTGATGATGAAACACGACGTGCCACAGATCGTGAAGATGAGCTCGAAGACATGATTAACAATCTTGGCAACGAGCTTGGAGATGATATTGATAATCTGGATAATAAGATAGATGGCGTTGACGATAAGGTAGATCAGCTTACAGATGATATGAATAATGATCTTATTGCCGATGCTGTCTATAATAAGTCAGATCGTACAATATATTTCAAAAATAAGAACGGTGTTACTATTTCTACAGTTGATGCTGACGACTTTGTTATAGATGGAATGATCGATAGTGTTGCATGGGAAAACCGTAAACTTATTATAACTTGGAATACTGCAGCTGGAAAGTAGCCTACTACAATAGACGGAGATCAAATATTTAATCCAGATGATTATTATACAGCTAGATAGGCTGATAATACGTTTTTGAAATCTGCAGATGCAGCATCTACATATGAAACAAGAGCTAGAGCTGTTATTGGTGTAGCTTTGGATGGCGACCACCTCGTTCTTACGTTCGGCGACGGACATACAACAACATGTGCTCTGCCTGCCGGACTTGCAAATATAAATACGATTACAAACATTGTTGACGAACACTCAGATCTTATCGCGGCATTGACAGCTAGAGTTCAAGCATTGGAGGAGTTGTGGTCAGATAATGGCACAAATCTTGTTGCCAAGGATAATCGTGGTATATCTGTATCTAATGCGTCTACGTTCGGAGGATCTGTCACTGGTGCAGAATTTTATGACTCAACTATTTCGTGATTATGAAACAAAGTAAGAATATTAAAATATACACAGACTTTGCGAGTTCGGACGATAGCCACAACGATATTCTTTTGAATGCATTCCAATTGTATGACGGTAACTTTGGCGATTCCATATCTGTTAATAACTTCCAAGACGTTATTAATAAGAGAGTCATTGCGATATCTCATAACAACGGAACAACTTCTATTGGAGGCGACCTTTATATTTCTGGTGATACTACAGGACCAACCATTACTGATATTTATAGTAAATTATCAAGTCTTTTATCACGAGTTGGCGCGCTGGAGAATGTACCGAACGACTTGTGGGTAAAAGGAACGTTGCGTGTAGATGGCACAACAACACTTAAAAGTAATATTTCTGCAGAGAGAGATCTGTCTGTTGGAGGTAATCTTACCGTAGATGGTCTCAATGTTAAGAATGCGATCGATACTCTTAATGGAGATGCTAACGTTACCAATAGTGTTAGAAATATTGTCGCTAATTATATTACAGAATTAGTTGCTGGTGCAAATGCATCGTTTGATACTCTAAAGGAAATTGCAGATTGGATTATTCAGCACAGCTCAGATGCTACGCAAATGAATAGTACAATCAACAGCAATACTGCTAGAATTAAAGCACTAGAAGATGCAGATTTTGGTGGACAAATAACAAACATTAAAAATAACTACGCAACGAATGAAAACTTAAATGCTCTTGAAGCTCGTATAACTGCGTTAGAAGGTTTGTGGAAGCTTTCAAATGGAAAACTTACTCCTACCAACGCAAGCCGTGGAATTGTAGTCAACGGAGCATCTACGTTTGGCAGTACTGTTACTGGTGCTGGATTTTATGATTCGACAATGTGATTATGAAAAAAATGACAACTTATTCAGAGGCAAATCAGATACTTGATTGTTCTCTGACACCTAATAACAGGTGTATATGTAAAGAGACAGCATTGGATAAAAATGCACAAGAAGGTCCGTTGGCAAGCTTTGCAAACAATAGATTGGTTCCAGTAAGTGCACTAGCTAAAAAATATTATGTTGTATTTGTAAATGAGGGTGGCACCGTAATATCTTCTGGTTATTATGAACCAGGTGCAGCTTTGAACGATCCTGGAGTACCTTCTAAGACTGGACATACTGGTGTATGGAATAATGGATATACAGGATACGCAACCGGAGATGTTACATACAGTCCTATATATACTCCTATCAGCTATACTATTACATTCTATGATGCGTCTGCATTTGGAGGTGGTCAACTACAACAGCTTAGTGTTCCTTATGGAACTACACCAAGTCCAAATAGCCCATCTCACGACGGATATACGTTTAATGGATGGTCTCCTTCGTTACATCCTGTAACTGGCGCAGAATCGTATACAGCTACATATAGTACAGTTAGCCATACTGTAACATTTATTTCAGATGGCTCTACATACGCTACACAAAGCGTAGCACACGGAGGATATGCCACAGCACCTTCGACAGATCCAACAAAATCTGGGTATACATTTACAGGATGGAGTGTTAACGGAAGTATTGTATCTGTAGCTTCTACTCAAATTAATAGCGATACGACATTTACTGCTCAGTTTACAGAAAATGGTCCTGTTGTATCTAAAGCTGGTCCGTTCATAATATAGGGAGGATTTGATTCTTATTTACCGTGGTAGTACGATGCGAATAGCAACGATATACTTCCGTCATGGTTTGATTTGTATAGGCTTAGAGATGTACGTGTAAGTGGAAGACTTACTGTAACTGGATATAAGTATAATGTCAAGACTGGAGAAAAAACAGATCTTCCGGATGGATGTTATATTGATTTCCAAAATGTACAAAACGTTGCATAGGCTGTACCAGTTCCAATGGTGTTTACATTAAGTCAAGCACTGTTTGATTAGGGATGGAGATTACATAAAAGTAGTATAACAAATTCAATTGATTTTCCTGGATATCCCCAAGGAGAACCAGATTTCACTTGGCAAGCTGGATGGCACGGAGAATAGGTACCATCTAAAACATATGATCCTAAAGGCGGAAACGGTGTTTTGGGCACTCCGGGCCTTATTGCATGTAAAGATTATACACCAGAAACAATGTGGGTATTCTATCTATCTTCGGAAGATGTTACAATTAGTGGTCACGGTAGTTCAACTGATCCGTATTATATGTTCATAACAGATAATTGTTATGCGAGTGGACAATCTTATCAACCGAGAAGGGCATCGTCCTACAATGATGAAAATATACCTGCTTATTATATATACGCTACTGTACAATGATACACCACATATCCCATACATTATAGGCTATCGGTAACACATTAAATGTTATGGTTAACGGTAGTACTATAGGCAAGTTTTTACTTGGCGTAGGTTCTGCTGTAGTATCATACTTTGCTCCTATATGGTATCTGTTGGCGATATGTTTCGCTACAACTAGCGTAGATATGATCTACGGGATGAAGGTAGCTAGGAAACTTAAAAAGAAAATTGAAAGCGGTAAGAATTGGGATGGTACACTAAGAAAGATCAAAGATGAAGCGATAATATTAGCTTTGCTGCATGGCCTTGAATGGGCTGTATTTGATGAATCTGGAGTATTCCTTCTTACCGGAGGTGCGGCCGTAATTATTACGTTGACTGAAATTTGGTCCATTATAGAAAATCTGAATACACTTGATCCAAAGGGTCCTTGGCGCTTACTCGGTAAATTTCTTAGGAAGAAAGGTGAGGACTACACAGGAATAGAACTAAATTTTAATGATGAACATACTGACGATGCTCCTGTGGCTGAAGAGTCACTGGAAAGTAGTCGTTAACGTCATTTGCGTGGCTTCTGTTGCGCTTTTAATCGGTTGGGCGTCAATTGTCCACCACAAGAACATAAAGCTTTCACAGGAGCTAGAAATGGCTCAGAACAACATTGAAGCCTATTAGGGGTTGTTAGACAGCTCCTAGTAGGCTAATAATGTTTTAAGACTAGACATAAAAGAATTAGAGAGACAGAACGATATTACGTTACATAAGTTAGATAGTATAAGAAATAAGTTAAAACTTAAATCAAAATCTATTTTAACTGCTGCAACGCAATCTCAGGTTTTAAACGTTAATGATAGTAAGGGGGTAGGGGGTGACCTAGTAACTATACTAAAAGATACTACTTATACTGATTCATTAAAGTATAATGATCTTACTACCGTCTATTATACTATTGGTAGAGATACTGTAAATATAGGCATAGATATACAGAATGAGCAGTATTTATATATCTATACTACTAAAGAGTATAAGAACAAAAAGAACTTCATAAAGAGGCTATTCACATGGGATTGGAAGAAAGTAGAAAAGCATAGGTATGTTAACTATAATACTAATGAGCTACTTAAGAGCAATAACATAAGAATAGTTGAATCAACGAAAAAATAAAATGAGCAAGATTTCACCATAGAAAACATCTCTTAGAGAGATTATTGATGATATACTTCTCATAGCTAGAAATAGTAATATAAGCGAAAGCGAGGATTTTTCAAGAGCACATATAGCAGCATGGATTGATCATTATCGTAGAATGCTGTGGAAGAAACACCTGGACGAGCTTGAAGCTAAAGAATAGGCTGGAATGGATATTACCGATCTGGTAGACGGTGAATTTTTATTCTTGAAGGAGACTAAGCATAAGCTTATACCTGTAGAGTCTGAGGATAAAGGTAGAAATTTGTTTACCAAAAAGACCGAAGATACTCTAGAAAACATATATGGAAACAAATGGACTAGTATTCTTGCTGTGCACGATGAGGCCGGCGAGAATATTTAGTATATGAACCATATTCGTAGACA